ATAGCCATTGCGGGAAGGTTCCCACCTGTTGATGGCTCTCTTGGTGGCTTACGTCCACCCTCAGGCTCACCACGCAGGGTTTCACGCCACGAACCGTCATAAACTAGGGGTAGTAGCTCACGCACGATGCCACGGTTAAAGAACCACTCATCGGTGTGGTGGTAGCCACATACCTGGGCCTTCATCTTCCGGCAGAACCGTTCACCCTGCTTATGCATACGCTTGTTCAAAATCCACACATTAGTTTTGAGAACCTTTTCATCCTCAGCACTAAGCCACTCAGCGACACGGCGGTGGTTGTGGTAGCCCCACTCAATCAGATCGGATCGAATGTCGTCAGCCTCAACGTAGCCCGAATACCTTCGGGCAAGGTTAGTGGCAACAGGGTATGCGTGTTGGAGAAAGTCTGGGTGCAGGTACTCGGTCATTTTGCACCACGCATCTCAGTGCCACGCAACTGGGACTTACCTTTAGACCAAGCACCACAAGAACGGCACTGGTATCTTTGGTACACGGCAGTGGCGGTGTATGCCTGACCACGTTTGGTGAGTCTGCTTTCACCACAGCGAGGGCAACAGCCCTCAACACCACTGAACAACTCGTGTGATGGGTGGTCTTTGATCCACGAACCGAGCCGGTCGTACAGTTTCTCGGTTAGGCGCACGTCTTGAATGTTGTACTTCTTCATCAACGCCCAAGCCTTCACATCACCAGCCATGCACTTGACCCACAGATCGTGGCCTGTATGTGCAGTCTTTTGTCCGATACCGAGTTGATCGGAGACGTGTTGCAGTTTGTTTGATGGGAACCGGAACTGTGACTTGACCACCTTGAGCAAGTCCACGTTCCTGAACGGGCTTGGTGGGTTCATGCCAGCAAGGACGAACTCTCGCTGAAAGTGTTTGATGTCAAACGTGACACCGTTGTAGGTCACAACAATGTCGGCTTCATCAAGTAGCCGGTGTGCCTGCTTCACCATCTTGGCATGACCATCGTGGTGGTCTGAATAAAACTCTACGTTCCTATCGCCGTACCACTTGGCGGCGAATGAGATGACTGACGTGGTGTCCATCAGTTGCGATAGGGATACGTTCTGTTGCCACAATCCCCAAACGTGCGCCAAGTTTGGACTGGTTTCCAGATCGGTGACGAGGATGCGTGGCTTGTTTGTTTCCGGCATTGGTATGCCTTCCGTTAAGTAGCCCCCAGTTGCAGGGCGAAGTTCAGGGTAGTCGGGTTAGATGTCGTCAATGATTTCAATGTTGGCAACGTAGCCAACCACATCAACAAGGTTGTCGCGCTTCTCAAGGTGAGCGTCACGACTAATCTTTTGTAAAACATTCAACCAGCACACATCGCGTGCGTCTAGGTCAAGGTCAATGTCGTACTTGCGGTTCAGGTAAGCAGTCCACATCTCAGCGGTGCAACCGTGGTTGTCTGCTGGGTGACCGTAGGTGTCTTGCCTTGCACCGTTCACAATCTCATCAGCCTCAGTAAGGACAGCCGACTTAACCTTCTTGCTTTCCTTACGGTAATCATCCCACTGGTGGGGGTCTATGGATTTGCGGGCGGAACTTGTACCAAAACCAGTCCAGCTTGCAGATCCGACTTTACTACCCGAAACCCACTGTCGCGGAGAAGGTTCAGCACCTGCTCCCATTCCGTTCGAGTCACTCACAATCATCCGTCCTTTCGTTCTTAGAAGGGTGGTTCATCTTCATCAACTGGTGGCTTGAGTAAATCCAAGACATACTGTGGCCCTTGCTTTAACACTGTGCTGTTTAAATCTTCACCTGCTGGCAGGTAAATAATCCTTGCCCAAGGTAGTGCGTCAATGATCCTGTTAGCCAAACGCAAACCAGGGTTCTCACCGTTCTCCTTCACATCATTATCAGCCATGATGTAGATGTTCTCAAATCCTTCAAAGCAACGTGTGAAGTAATCTTTCCACATTTCCACACCGGCAACACCAACAGCGGACACACCAACCACTGAATCCATCACGAGGGTGTCAAGTTCTCCCTCACAGATAGCGATAGAACTATCCGAGTTGTGAAACGCTTTAACATTGAACAAGTGTGCTCGTTGCCCTGTCGGTACAAGGTACTTCGGTTGCCTGTGTTCTTCTAGGAACCTAAACTTGAAACCAACTGGCCCCGTTGGGGTCAGGTAGGGAATGGACAGCATCCCCTGGTACGGTTCGTGTCCGGGTTCAGGCACTTCCACGCTTCCAAGCCGGTAGTTGCTTATGGCTTGCTCGTCCAGTCCCCTTTCTAGCAGATAGGAATGAGCCTTCTCTGACAACTGCTTCTCGTAGGCTTTCGTAGCTCGCTCCTGTGATTTCTTCGACAAGCCTGACGGCAGTACTGAAGTCACAATGCTCCTGTTCCCTAACTATTGAAATCGAATCGCCCTTAACACCGCAAGTGAAGCAGTAGTAGAGCCCCTTGTCTGGGTTCACGCACCCACTGTTATGCCTATCGCCGTGGAATACACACTTGATTGACTTATCACCACCATGATCGGGTACTTTCTCAAACCCGTAGTGGATTAAAACTTTACTTATCGTGCTCATAGGATGCGGAACACTGGCTCACAAGGGTCTCCACCCTCATCGTATTCTTCCTTTTCCTCATCGCTCAAGTACTCGTAGCCACCATCGTGGGTTGCACAGTATTGCTTACTGATCCAACCTTTGTTGATACCGAAGGTAACCCAGTCGGCTCGGTCATTCCATTCGTCTAACGTCATCGCGTTACTGTTCATTGTTTAAACCGCTCATTAGATGTAGTAGTTGATGCAAAGGTATCACGCACATCGCGTCAAGGGTATTCCGTTGCCTCATCTTACGAACAACAACACCAAACACCCTGCCCCTGTTCCCACGAGCCTCAGACCAGTTACCTGCTTCAAGTTCAGCTTGACGTAACCAGTTAGCCCACTCAGGTGTCTTAACATCCTTAGCCTCAAGCACAAGAACCGTGTGCCCCAGGTCAATGTGAAGATCACCTTCGTCTTTAGCACCAGTTTGAGCGGTGCGTTCCACTGCCCAACCGTTCTGTGCCATACCCACCCAGCCACGGATGTGACCGAGCAGGTCTGTTTCGAACTTGGTTCCCTTGCGCTTGTTCGCTGAACTCATACCACACTGTCCCAAAATTGTTGTAGTGCCGGTGATAGTTGCACCGCTGGTGCAGGAAGGGAAGATTGGTAGTCCATTGCGTCCTGAATCTGCATCCGTGGTGCATCCACGAACAAGGACACATGGCTTCGGGCTTGTGCATCGGCTGGCCCTGAACGGTTCTTAACAGTGGCAACCTTAAGTTCCCTAGCCATCTCGTCGTAAGCCAAGGTAAGGATTACTTCTGGTAACTGCGAGACTTTGCCAAGGATTGCTTTACGGGGTGGGCACTCGCCTGCGTTGGACGTGTTCTCACTGACGTGGTGGAGCAGGATGATCCCCGCTTCCGTTGAACGGGCAACGTGGTGCAACGCCCGACTGATCTCACGCATACCTGCATACTCATCCAAGTGTTCAGCCACTACGTTGTAGAGGGAGTCGATAACAATGATCTCTGGTGGGCAACCCCACATCTCGGTGAACGCCATTGTCTCAAGGTCAATGTCATCCAGGGTGGGTGAGGGATCAAAACACCAACGAATGTTCTGCAATCCTGTTACTTGTTCGGTGTAGTAGTCAGTACCTGAACCACTGATACCAGCCTCAACAATGTCCACCGCATCACCGGTTAGCATCGCGGCTACACGGTTAACAATGGTTGAAGCATCGGTGTCTGCACTAAAAAACAGGGTGGGGATGTTGTGCTGAGCCACATACCACAAAGCAAGCAGGGTTTTCATGTTGCCTGGTGCCGCTGCAATCATGGTCACTTGTCCACGTCGAAGCCTCACCCCCGCCTGTGTCAAGCTTGGTGTTAGGTCTGGCAGTGGCCTGCCTGACTCACCACTAAGCATGATGGTTTGGGCCAGGGACTTCATACCTTCTGCCACCAACGCTTAGGGATCTGCTGACCACCTGTTTGAACAAAGTTCACAAGTGCCTGACGTACCACGTTGGATGCTGTGGTTTCTTTCTTGTCAGCAAGTTCAACAATGGCCTGCCAAATCTCGTCGTTGATTCGGACGTTGCGGATTGGTGTGTTCATTTCTTCCACCAACGCTTCTTCTCGTACACAGCCAACTCAAGGTTCGCTGTCTGGTTCCAAAGAATGTCAATCATATCGTTCATAATGTCCAGTTCTTCGGCAATCGCGGCCAGTTGGTAGTCAGTTTCGAACGCGTAGTCTTTGAGGGCTAGGCGCTTAGGCTTCACCAACTCAATCTTTTTCGCCATGTTGTTCCTTCTCTAATAGTATTTCTCTGATGCTTTGCGTGTTGCTTTGCATCGCAAGGTTTGGATCACCGTTGACCATGAGGGCTACGGCTGAGGCGTAAGCATCTGACATTCCCATTAGGTAACATCTCATGCGTACGTTCTTGGACGAGTTGCCAAGAAACTTGGTGGCTAACGAACTGGACTGGTCACGAAAAGCTTCAAGCAACTCAACGTAATCAACAGTGTCATCCATCTCCCAGTAACCCGCTTGGTCGCTCAATGT